GCACGGGGGCAGACTCGTACAGCCTCGCAAAGCCGCCCGCAGTTACAGCGCCTGCGATGGTTGCACCGGCATCAGCAAGAGCGGCGGCACCAAGGCCATATGGCAGCAGAGTTGCGCCGGTAGTCGTCGGCGCGGCAGCGGCATCCTGTGCGCGCCTGGTAACTTGTAGTAGGCGGGTAAAGCCGCGCAGCGCTTCACGATCCTGCCCACGAAAAAACACATCAAGCTTGGCATTATGCTTTGCCAATTCAGAGCCAAAAGCATTTGGGTTAATCTCGCCGCCACGCAGAGCCTTGGTTGCCGCGTCATCGATCAGCGCTGCTTTCACTTGCTGGCGCCCAGCAGTGCCGAGCGAGTCGAACAAAATTCGGTTCTCGCTTGGCTTGTTGGAGTAGATCAGGTTGCGGACGACTTCAGGCGTCATGTCGCCCTTATCCAGCACATTCTTAAGACGCGTGGACTTGAGCAATTGCGCCTCGTCGCCGTAGACCTGATTCGCCTTGAGCAGCTTGTCAAACTTCGATTGCGGCAGGTTGGCGCGGGCGAAATCATCCATGTCCGACTTCATCGCGCTGTACACATCGCCCACCAGTTTTTTTGCATAGCTCGGCCATTGGCTGCGCCCCGCCGCATCTACCGAATCCAACTCTTCCTTCAGTGCCGTGCGGTTCATGCGTAGGGTGGAAAAGCTTTGCTGCCCATTCGCTAGTTTGTCCTTCAGTTCCTGCAAGGATTCGATATGCTTTGCGCTGTTCGGGTTGCGCACATTCGGATTCGACAGTTCAGCAATGGCGCTATCGATGGACTGCACCGATTTGGTGGGCGTGACCTGGCCCGCCTGGTCGAGTTGCTGGCCGGTCTTGTCGATCACACTGCCAGCCGCCCTCTTGATCGCGCCAACCTTACCCTTCAGGCTTGATACGATGCCCTCATAGCTTGGCTGACCATACTGTGCGGCCAAGTTCGTGACCGCTTGCTGTCGTGCGTCCTGCTGTGCTTCGCGGACAGCGCCAGTACCCACCACCGGGATGCGCTCCGTTACCGCTTGGCCCTGCTTGCCAAGGAACGTTTCGGGCGGCAGAACATCCGAGGTCATGACCGGGACGCCGACCTGTTTGCCCGCATCGAGAATTGCTTGCTGCGCCGGGCTGATCTGCCCACCACGCACCGCCTGCACAACACGCTGCGCGGAGCCGATAGAGGCGGGGGCCGCAACACCAGCGGCAAGCGATGCCGCAAGTTGCGCACCAACGCCGCCACCTTCCTCCTGCACAGCCTGACCGGCGCCACCTGCCGCAGCGCCTGATATCGCCTGCATACCAGGCTGTGCAGCCAGTTGTTGCGCCACAGCGCGGGTTGTTCCAGTAGCAGCATTTGCTACTTGGCCTGCTACAGCGGAACCAGAGCCAGCGCCAGCGATACCGCGCGCCACAGCACCGACGATTCGTTCTCCTTTGGTTTCTGGCTCAGGCAGGCCAAGCACGTTTGCCACACTGCGTCCGATGCTTGCCAATGTTGCCGGGTCATAGTCTGAACCAGTTACCTTGCGCACGGCCCCACCGATAGCCTGGATAATTGGGTCTGTCAGTGCGCCCGCGCCTGCCGTGGCGCCTTCAATGCCATAGCGCGCAGTCAGCCCAACCTGTCGACCTGCTTCCTGTACGCCGGAACGCTGCTGCGGTTCGGTGGATGCGGAGGGTGTGCCAGAACCTCCCGAGCGAATGGCGGCCACACGTTCGCGCAGTACTTGCGAATCAGCCGCAACATCATCCGGGATATTCTGGATGGTGATGCCGTCCTTGGTCGTGATCGAATAGGGCATTAGAAGTCCACCACGATATTTTTTTGCTGCCCGTTCGCCTGCTGCGCGCCAGCATTGGTCACATCAGCATCGTTGAAGTAGATGTTGCCCTTGTTCAGCCCGTAGTTACCGGCGATATTGTCGATGCCTTTGCGTACTTCTTTTTCGCGCACGCCAGCAGCATTCAGCAGCTTTTGCCCCTGCGACTGAAAGCTGTCGCGCTGCCCCTTGGTGAGTCGCTCACCATTCAGGGCCTTGTTGTAGGCGGCGACGACCGCAGCTGGAATTCCTGCGCTGTTCTGTGCGGTTGCGAATTCGCCCTCGCGCACAACCGAAGTCGGATCGAGGATCTTCATGTAGCTGTAGACAAGCGCGATGTCACCCGCACCAGTGTTCTCAGCGGACTTGATGCGCGCGAACGCCTCCTTTACATCGGTGAAATGCTTAGTTTGCGTCGAGTATTCCTTGCGCAAATCCGATTCGAGCGCGAACTTCTTATCAGTCGGTACGCCGCCGTTTTGCTTGAGTTGCTGCGTCTCTAGCAACGTCTTTTGCGTGTTGGCGCTCATGTTGCCCGCACTGGCAAGTGCAGATTGCGTTTGCGCCTTCGTCAGCCCAAGCTGAGAAGCAGTTGCCGACAAATCGGCCTTGGCTTTCGGCTCGGCATACTTGGCTTCCACGCCTGCGGTAGCTGCCTTAGAAACTGCCTCATCCGCTTTTGCACCCTTCTCGCGCTTCTCGTCGCCAAACAGCTCTTGGCTGCGCCCCTCTTGGCCGAGTGCGCCAAACTGCGTTGCAAACGCCTTCGGGTCGTTGATGTGCGCCAGCGTGAACCCGAGCGCCCCCTGCGCTTTTTGCGGGTCGGTGTTCAGCAGGCTGAGTGCGCTATCGTAATGCGACGTATCGAGGCCAGAATTCTTGCGCGCCTCGATCTGGCTTTGCACTACCTGCTTGGCAATCTCTGGCTGACCGGACAGCAGCGCGGAATATGCCTGCGCCATCGTATCCCCCTCCTGCTTGCGATCGCCTTCGCTCAGACCGTCCCAGGATTGCTTGATCGCTTCACGCTGCGAAGGATATTTTAGGGCGAGCGCCGAAAATGACTGTGGCGTCGGATTCTGCATCGCAGTCTGAATATCAAGCTTGTATTGTTTGGCCGAATCGAGCGCCGCCTGCTTTTGTTCGTTTTGCAGATTGCGTTGCTGGAAAAGCTGACCAGCAGCCAAGCCGCCTTGGATGTCTCTGGCGAAATCAATCTGCGGCATCGCGCCGAGGTAATCAATCGGCCCCATCAGAAGCCTCCCGCGCCGGCAACCGTGCTGCCGATCTTGAGTAGGTCGCTAAAGCCCTGACGTGCCACGCTGCCTTGCGCAATCTGGCCGCCTGCAAGTGCTGCGCCCTGTTGTTGCAGAAGTTGCGCCACGTTCGCTCCGGTTTGCAAGCCTGCGTTGCCAGTGCCAGCGGCGGCGTTCTGGCCGATGGAAGTGAGCCCGCCTAGATTGCTGTACTGCTGCTGGATAAGTTGGTTGAGCAGGTTGGGGCTGAACTGCGCGAGAGCTGCTTGCGTATTCCCACCACGCAGACCACCAGTTGCCGAAGCGTTTTGCAGGATCGCGTCGTTGCCCTGTGCTTGCAGGGACTTGAACTGCGCACCGTTCTGGATGCCATCGATGGCGGTTTGCTGCGCACCGCTGCCATTCAGGCCGAGCAGGTTTTGCTGAGCACCCAACGCGCCAGTGCCAGCACCGACGTAAGGCGCCAAGGTTTGGCGCAGTTGTTCGAGCGCCTGCTGTTGAGCAGCAATCCCTTTGTCGGCGCTTGCTGCCTGCGTGTTCGCCGCACTTTGCGCCGCTTCGCCAGCCTGCTTTGCGCCTGTGATGCCACCGACGATATTGCCGATGGCGTTTCCGATAAAGCTCACTTAGAAGCCTCCCAATCGTTACGAGTGATGCCGAGGGTTTGAACGCCCACCAATTTCCCATTCTTCATGCAGGCATTGCGCCTATAGCCCTCATCCTTGAAGCCAAGCTTCAGGCAGTAGTTACGGGCAGTCGTCAGGCCGTCGATGATGTAGCCGGTAGCCCGCTGGATCTGCGGATCGGTGAAGACATGGGCGAGGCATAGCCGCCCGAATTGACGAGAATAGGTCAAAGCATCGCGCCTCAGCAGTGCGTGAATGTCGTACTCGATGAATCCGGAATGGATTATGAGGAATGCGCCCATCAATGCCCCATCGGCATAGGCGCCGAGGTAATACGCATCGGGGTGATGGATGGGGGATGCCGGGCGGTGATCGTGGCCCACGCGAGCAATGTATGGATCAGCATATAGCTTCACCAGCTCGCTACGGTCGATCAGCGGTTTGAGTTCCAGCAGCATCAAGTCTCCCTATCCGGGGTGGCGTTGAGCCGCTGGGCGCTCGATGATCTCAGCTATTGCATTGAATTATAGCAATGAACTATGGAAGTGTTCAATGCGTATAGGAAATATCTATCAAGTGAATTGGCGGCCCGAAGCGCGGATCACGACGGCAGATGCGGTATCGCACAGGGTCGAAATGAAATCGCCCGGCTCCAGGTTGTGGCCGACCAGTTCGGGGAAGGTCTCAGTGCGGCCCGGCGCGATCGTCTTCTTGACCGTCGCATTCGTAGCGCCTGCTGTGCCAGCCTGCGCCACAAGACAAACGGTCAGAACAGCATTGACGGCGCTGCCGTTATAGGCCGTGAACTTGTCGATGGCCGTACGCACGCTATCCGCTGGCGTCAACGGGTATTGTGTGGTTTCGGCAGCTTCTGCATATTTCGACTCAAAGAGCGCTCGATTTGTAGTGGTCATTACAGTCCTTTGCTGATTGCCGCAGCACGCAGGGCGTTTGCTAGCGTGATGACGGTTGGTAGATCGGTTGCCGCTGCCGGGAACGTGGTTGGGCTGGCCAGGCTGTCAGCGGTGCCAGCGTTCGCCACACTCAGATTGGCTACGCGAGTTGTACTGGTGACGACAAGTGGCGCGATGCCATCGGCAAGCGTCGAAGTAATCTGGTCTGATGCGCTGATTTTCTTGAACATGGCGTCAGCAGCAGCCAACAGGCCAACGGTTGTTCCGTTCACAGCACCGCCAGTGACCTCGACGTTATCGGCGTTTTGCGCGGCGATGGAGCCAAGCTGTACGGCGGGCGCGGTATCATCCGGCAGCGTGATCTGCTCGCGTGCCGGCGCCGTTTCTAGTGCCTCGATTGCTGCCAGCAGTTGCGCATTCATAGAAAGCGCCTGGGCCGCCATTGCAATCGCCTGATTGGCCTGCGCGGCAGCTTCCTCAATGGTTGTTGGCAGGACGCCGCCGACATCACCAAAGACACGCTCAAGCGCGACGATAGCCTGATGGTTCCCCTGTGCTATCTTGGAAAGTAGGGCGCGATCAAGGCCGAGCTTAGCCATTCAGCGGCTCCAGTTGCGCTTCCAGACGTGCGAACGACACATGCGCGTCACTCGTGCCGCGGAATTTCTGTATCCGCCAGTTGCGCATATGTCCTTGACGCAGCCACACGAGGCGCTTGATGCGGTCGCCCTGCTTGCCGGCCTTGCAGGGGCGCTCCTGACTCCAGTTCTCGCCATCGATGGAATACGAGGTCCAGATGACCGGATCGCTGCCAAGTGCTACGCGGCCAGGCAGCGCAACCAACTCTAGTTGGTGGAAGATCGCGCCGAACGAGTCGTTATAGATGATCTGCGTGCCGAATTCCCAGCCGATTACCTGGCCGTAATGGGTCGACATCGCATCATCCATGACGCCAAGCGCGGAGCTGGTCGGGTCGGCACACAGCCATTGGTCATAGCACCACACGAAGTTGCGTGCACGGTAGATGCTGTCGCCAACGATGGACGAACCAAGATTGAACCATGCCGGCTGCTGCACCACTTCGGAGGCGGCGGCGTCATACACAAGCGTTTGCTGCGGCAAGTGTACATACAGCAGTTGATGTGAGCGGAACACGCGAACCTCAAGCACCACTTGCGAGAGTTCCGCTTCGGTATAGCCCTCTAGGATCGTATCGACTTCGCGCGTGCTGATTTTCGTGCTGGAACCGTTCTGTCCAAGCCATACAGCCGGCGCTTCATTGCGGGCAGAGCCGAGGAACGCAATCGACTCCAGATAGACGATTGCCGCGTGCGTGCCGATGGCGCCGCGCTGGATCTGCGCACCCTCGTTACGCTCGAATGGGAACAGGCCACCGCCGACGTTGTTGAATTGCTCGATGGTGTAACGGTTCAGTGCGTACACCTCATTGCGCAGCTTGAGCAGGCCAACAATCGGATCCGGATCGGCTTCCGAGCTGCCGTATTTCAGCGGGTTGATGGCAACTGGGTTGTTCAGGTCGGTAACAATGAGGAATTCGCCGTCCGTCGTCATCGTATAGCCGTCAACCCACAGGCCATCGATTGCCGTACCAAGATCCGCGTCCGTTACCTGCGTCAACGTGCCGTTGTAGTAGTACAGGTTGCCGCCACCAACGATAATCAGGTTATCGAAGGAATAGTCGAACGTCACCTGATCGCTGCCGGCAATGGTGCCGAGCGTATCCACCGAGCCATCGGCATTCACGCGCACCAGATTGCTGCCCATGACGCGATAGCACACGCCATTCCAATTGATACCGCCCCGGTCGATGCCTGGGCCAGCGCCAAACGTGACGATGCCCTCAGCAGGGCGCAGATAACCGTTGCTGATCCCGTTTTGCTTCGGGACCGGCATCAAATTACGCGGCATTTGCGTCCTGAAGTCTCCCGACTCGTCAGTAAATAGCCCACTGAGGATTGGCAGTTGCATTGTTAGCCCGCCGATTGCTCTACAGCGGACATCGTGAACGTGCCTGCAGTAGCACAGAAGATGAAATAGCTTCCAGTCGGCACCTTGACATCGAAGGGCGAACCGCTGGTTTGCGTAAACACCAAGCCAAGTTGAACCGTGCTCGTCCAAGTCAGAGACGCCGTGCCAGTACTGCACGTCAGGCCAGATGTGGCCGACTGACGAACTTGAATCGTGCAGGCGCTCGACGCAAGGACAGTCGTTGCGTTCGTGCAGCTTGGGCTTGCCGTGACAATCGCGGCCTTGGTGATATCGGATGCTTGATACACTGTCGAAACAGCAAAGGTGCGAGCGACAGGGGTGCTAAAGTT